CTAAGATTGATTTAAAGGTCAGGTATTACGATACCATGCTTAAATTTTTGGAAGAGATTATAAAAACAATTTCAAACAGAACTTATCAAATCAAAAATGCAATCGAGTGGCATAGGTTCCAGGCAGGGTTTAACTAAATAGAAATAAACTGTCTATAGAGATGAAGACGTTTAAGGATTTCATGTATGAAAGCTACAACTCTTTTTTAGCAGAGGGTAGATATAAACAAGAAAGTGCATTCATAAGACTTTTTCGCCAGGCTAGAGGATCTAGAGAATGGGCTAAAGCAGCAAAGTTAATGGACGCTGGAAAGGAGAGGGAAGCTCTTGAACTGATGCAAAATGTTGCTGCTAGTTTGAGGAAAAGAATTTCGGATGCGAGAAATAATCCAAATAGTCCGTTAAATTATGGAAGGTCGGATAATAAGGAGTATGTGAAGGGAAAAACTGCCGATAGTGAAGAATCATTTTACGATAATTTAGATGCGGTTGCAGATGCTGTCGCACATGCACCTTTAGAACCAAAATTTAGAAGTGCAGTAACATCAAAAGTTTTCTTAGGAAGACAACTCTTCGGAACTGGTACTGATATTGGTAGGCTTACTCAACTAGCCCAAGATGCTGGTATCAAAAGTCAAACTTCAACAGCAGATTTTAAACTTTCTTCCCCAAGAGATTCTACAAAAGGTAGTGTTGGTGGATCATTAAAGGGTGGTCCAGCACAAATCGCAACTGCAGAACCAGGGGATTTTAGAGCGGCGGTTAAGTATGCTGCTCAAACTTATGCAGCAAACGCAATTCCAGAAACAGAAAAAAATTATCAAAAGAAAAGACAGGAAATAATTGATACATTAATTTCTTCTGGTAATGAAATTGCCGCTCAAGGTGAATCTCAAAGAATTCCAAAAGAAAGAAAGAGTGAAAATGAAGCAAAAGTTGCTAAGGCACAGTCTGTCTTGACTAATATGTATGGTGCTTACCCTGGATTTGATTCCATCCTTTCAAAAACGTTTGCCAGTGGGGCACATAGATTCCAAGAACCTGGAACTACACCTTTACCAGATAGGGATGTTACTGGAACAGCATCTCTGATGGTCCATACTCCAGAACCAGGACAAAAAGGTAGAGAGTTTGCTATAGAACCAATCTCCCAAATGGAACCAGTACAAGGTAGAGCTTCTCAGGGAAGAGGAGCTAGTAATCCAAAAGAAGGTCCAAGAATTCAAAGACCAGGAACTGTTAGATTTGATGTTAATGCGCCAAAAGAAGGTGAAGGTACATTATCACAGGCGCAGAGAAGAGCAGCGGCTGCTGAGGAAGATAGATTACGTATGATAATGGCAAACAAAGCAGAAGCACAACATGCTCAAACAGCACAAGAGTTAGAATCTCAAATTGGACAAACTGCGGCAGAACTTCAACAGGCAATAAAACAACAAGAACAAGATAAAGTTGTTAAAAGAAAGGATGGTAAGAGAGTTTTAAATCAATTTGTTGGAACATTTTTCAGCAATAATCAAGATGAAAAAAGAGAATATGATGAGAAGCAGGCAAATAATGCTGCAGCAGTACAAGCAGCATCAGATACACATACAGCAACTATTGACGCTCACCAGACACACATAAGCACTCCACCAACTGCGACTCTAGATACCATTAGACAAGGTGCTGCTCAAGCACAAGCACAAGCACAACCAGCACCTGAGCCTACTACACCACAACCTGAGCAACCAGTTCCTACTACACCACAACCAGCACCTGAGCCTACTACACCACAACCAGCACCTGAGCCTACTACACCACAACCAGCACCTGAGCCTACTACACCACAACCCGAGCAACCAGTTCAACAGCAACAACCCGTACAACAAAAGAAAAAGAAAGAAGTTCCAGCACCAACACAACAAGCTCCAGAACAACCTTAAATTTAATAAATATCTAAGAAGAGGACTTTAAAAAAATGATCACTACACATATTGTTGGGGAATATACTGATTCGGATTCTGTTGTAGAAATTTCTTTCGTCAATGGAGACGGTCATCTTCATGATAGAGTTATTTGTCTTCCAAAAAATGAAGACGATACTGTAAATGAAGAGGCATTGTCTCAGGTTGTTAAAGATCTTCTCAAGTCTGTTAAGGATAGGGAGTCCATGGGTCTTCTAGGATTTAGAGATCCAGATGCAGTTGATACACTAGCAGAAGATCTACCAGACATTCCAGAAGAACCCGCAGAAGAGGGTTGACAAGCAAAGATAAATACCCATAGGTGAAACTTATGGGTTATGTCTCATTTGATTATTTCAAAAAAGAACGAAGTATATCTTCAGGTCAAAGCAGAACCACACGTCTACTACGAATTAGCAGATCAGTTCACATTTGACGTACCAGGTGCTAAGTTTATGCCTCAGTACCGAAATAAGTACTGGGACGGAAAGATTCGTTTATTCAATACCCAGACTGGTGAGATATATGTCGGGTTATTGGATAAACTCACAAAGTTTTGTGACGACCACGAATATACCTATGAGTTTGTAAACAATAAATTCTATGGTCTTCCCTTTGAGGTTAACGACTTCATCTCAAAGGAAGGCGTGAAGGATTATATGAATGCTATTTGTAAGTACGCTCCCCGCGAGTACCAAGTAGAGGGAGTATACGACGCCCTAAGACATAATAGAAAGTTGCTGATATCTCCAACTGCTTCTGGAAAGTCGTTGATGATATATTGTCTTGTCCGATATTACGTTGAGAAAGGACAAAATATTCTGATAGTCGTTCCGACGACTTCGCTTGTAGAGCAAATGTATAAAGACTTTGCAGATTACGGATGGGATGTTGGTTCATATTGCCACAAGATCTATGCGGGAAAAGAAAGGGAGACTGATTCTCAGGTGATTATCACCACCTGGCAATCCATCTACAAACTTCCCCGCAAATACTTTTCAAGATTTAATGTGGTTGTTGGAGATGAAGCACACCAGTTCAAATCTAAGTCTCTAATATCTATAATGGGAAAACTTTCTGATGCGAAATACAGATTTGGTTTTACAGGCACTCTTGATGGAACTCAAACTCATAAATGGGTATTGGAGGGCTTATTCGGTCCTTCATATAAAATCATCAGAACAGAAGAGTTGATGAAGAAGGGACACGTTGCCAAGTTAGACATCAACGTGCTTCTATTGAAACACCCTGCACATAAGTTTGAAAATTTTGAAGAAGAAGTTCAGTACATTATCAATCATGAACGACGCAACAAGTTTATACGTAACCTTGCCCTTGATCTTAAAGGTAATACGCTCATACTATTCTCCCGTGTTGAAGGGCACGGACAACCCCTTTACGATTTAATAAATAACTCTAAGGCAGATGAACGTCATGTCTTCTTTGTTCATGGTGGTGTGGCAACAGAAGATAGGGAGCAAGTAAGAGAGATTACGGAAAAGGAGGATAACGCAATTATTGTTGCTTCATACGGAACATTCTCTACTGGTATTAATATTAAGAATCTCCATAATGTCATTTTTGCTTCTCCTTCAAAGTCCAGAATTAGAAATCTGCAAAGTATTGGAAGAGTACTCAGAAAAGGCAATAACAAAACAAAGGCAACTCTATATGATATTGCTGATGACATCTCCTACAAATCAAGGAGAAATTATACCCTTAATCATTTAATAGAAAGAATTAAAGTTTATAACGAAGAGAATTTTAATTATGATATTGTAAATATACCACTTAAGAACTAATGGAAGAAGAATTCTACTGTGTAATTAAGTTAGTTTCTGGAGAAGAAATAATATCTTTAATATACATCGATGATAATGATGGTGATCCTATTATAGTTGCACAAAGTCCACTAACAATGAAATTAGTTCAAAGTCCTCATGGAGCTTTTATTAAAGTAAAACCATGGATGGACTTAACAGACGATGATGTATTTTTTATTAAGTCTGATAAAGTAATTACAATGACAGAAACTAAGGATCAAAAACTAATTGATATATACACAGACTATATTACCGATGATTCTACCGATGTTTATCATCCATCTGGACAAGTAAATATAACTTCTGACATGGGTTACATATCTACAGTAGATGAAGCAAGAGATAATTTAGAAAATATCTTTAAACTGAATATAGAAACAAAAGATAGTAATAAAGATATTAAAGATAGCTAAAGCTTGATCTTTCAACCCTAACAAAGGTAGTCTACTCATTAATTCCATTCTTGTCAAGCTTTGCGAAGAGAATTATTTTATGTTATAATGAAAACAAATAATCCTAGGAAAAAGATGGAAGACAATGCCAAAGAAAAAGTCAGAACATTACGTCAACAACAAAGAACTACTAGAAGCACTAATTGTTTATAGAAGTAAGGTAGAGAAAAATTTCATTAAACTCTACGGTAGAGAACCCACTAAGGAAGATCGCTCGAAGCATTGGGAAGGAAAACCAACCATTCCAAATTATCTTGGCGAATGTTTCTTAAAGATTGCTACGCACCTATCATATAAGCCCAACTTTGTGAATTATATGTTTAGGGAGGATATGATCTCTGATGGTATTGAAAATTGTGTACAATACATTCACAACTTTAATCCAGAAAAGTCTCAGAATCCCTTTGCATACTTTACTCAAATTATTCATTATGCTTTTTTGAGGAGAATTCAAAAAGAGAAAAAGCAACTGGATATTAAATCGAAAATCATTGAGAGAACTGGATTTGATGAAGTCATGATGGTTGACGACAGCTTGCTTTCTGGCAGCAGTTCGGACTATAATACCATCAAGGACAATATCCAGCAAAAGACTAATAGATGAAAGTCGCAATCATTACTGATACTCATTACGGCGCTAGAAAGGGATCAAAACATCTTCACGATTATTTTGAATTGTTCTACAAGAACATCTTTTTTCCTAGTTTAGAAGAACATGGTGTGGAGACTATAATCCACATGGGAGATGCTTTTGATAGCCGTAAGTCGATTGATTATCAGAGTTTAGAGTGGGCAAAGCGAGTCGTATTTGACCCACTCTCAAAGTACAATGTGCATATGATCGTTGGTAATCATGATTGTTACTATAAAAATACCAACAATGTAAATTCTCCAGAACTTCTTCTTCAGACATACTCTAATATAAAAACTTATAGCACTGTATCTGAAGTTGAGATTGGTGGATTAAATATACTTTTTATTCCTTGGATCAATAATGAAAATTTTGAAAGTACTGTCTCATCTATTAAAACTACATCTAGCGTATGTGCGATGGGGCACCTTGAACTCAACGGATTCAGAGCTCATCGCGGGCACGTCATGGAAGACGGTATGGACTGCGAACTATTTGAGAAGTTCAGTCATGTCTTCTCGGGACACTATCACACTAGATCGGATAACGGAAAA